AGAGTTTTACGGGTACAGGGCAAGCGTGGCAAATTCAGAAGATGCAGACGAGCCTTGGCGCCCGTCCATCCACATGCCGAAAGAAGCTGCACGTATTTGGCTTAAGGTTACGGATGTGAGGGTGGAGCAGCTACAAGACATTACGGGACTCAGCATACAGAAAGAAGGAATTGAGCTCGATCCGAATGAATGCGCTGGTAAATTTGATTTCATCTCTGAATTGTTTTTCTTGTTTCAAAGATTGTGGGATTCTACAATCAAGAAATCAGACCTTAACCGCTACGGATGGGATGCGAATCCTTACGTATGGGTAATCGAATTTGAGCGATGCGAAAAGCCGAAAGGAGAAAATTAGATGAACGATAGATATTTATTCAAATCAAAAAGAGTTGACGATGGAGAATGGGTACAAGGAAACCTTATTCAAAGCTGTGATGCAACAGATGGATGGGAAGCAATTATAATTCCCACTAAGAATAGCAATATGTTCACAAAACATATCAAACGTGGTTACGGAAATCTTGGATTTGAGAATTGGTACAGAGTAGACCCATCCACCATCTGCCAATGCACAGGCTTGAAAGATAAGAACGGCAAGCTGATTTGGGAGAATGATATTGTAAAGATAAATAATAGCAAGGGAAATGTGCTCATAACATTTAGAGATTTTGAAATTATATGTACAATTCCTAACGAAAAATATTATAAGCACAGGCTTGAATATGATACTGAATATGAAGTTGTCGGAAACATCTTTGATAATAAAGAGTTATTAGAAAGCGAGGAATAGTATGACCGACACAACAACATTAGTATACACCACCCTCATAGTATTCGGCATAATCGGTCTGACAGAGGTAGTGCTTGCATGGTACGACATCCGTGGACGAGATAAGACCGATGATGAGATACAAGAGCAGTGGCGCAGTGAAAATATTAAACATTAATTAATTTATCAGAAAGGAATAGGTTGTGCGCACATAAAACCGAGGTTTCCTTTTGGTAAGAGAAAATGAATTTTGACAATTACTCTTGTGATAATCAAATGAACATATTTGACTTCATAAGAGAACCAATTAGCATAACAAAGCCTATCCGATTGATAGAATTATTCGCCGGATATGGTTCACAGGCGATGGCACTAAAGAGAATAGGCGCTAAATTTGAGCATTACAGAGTTGTGGAGTTCGATAAGTACGCTATTGAAAGCTATAATGCAGTACATGGTACGGATTTTCCTACAATGGACATAACTAAGGTTCATGCAGAAGATTTGAATATCTGCGACACAAATGCATTCACTTACTTACTTACTTACTCATTTCCTTGTACGGATTTATCAGTTGCCGGAAAACAAGCCGGAATGCCTAAGGGCGGTGGTACAAGAAGTGGCCTGTTGTGGGAAGTTGAGAGAATACTAACAGAAATCAGAGATAGCAACGGAGAATTGCCACAGATTTTGTTTATGGAAAATGTACCGCAAGTACACGGAAAGAAGAATATGGCGGATTTTCAGAAGTGGTTGGACTTTCTTGAATGCCTTGGCTACACGAATTATTGGCAGGATTTGAATGCCAAGAATTACGGAGTTGCGCAGAATAGGAACCGCTGTTTTATGTTTTCATTTCTTGGCGATTATTCGTATGATTTTCCTGAACCAATACCACTTGAAAAGCGGTTAAAGGATTACTTGGAGGATAATGTTGATGAAAAGTATTACATTAACAATGAAAAGGCACAGAAACTTATTCAGACGCTTATTGACAATGGAACATTGCCAGATACAATTCCTAAGAGCAGAGCAGAGCAGAGCAGAGCAGAGCAGATTTGCGTTGACGGAACAATCTGTAAACCAAGAGAAAAAGAGGTTGCAAACTGTATCAAGGCAAGATATGACGCAGGAATCAGCAGCTTGCGGTCAGATGGAAACTTGGTTGTTAAAGGATATGGGAGAGACAGCAGAAAAACAGATTGATGTAGCCGTGACTCTTAGGGCAAGAGATTATAAAGGCCTTGATAATTATGGGAGTAATGGAGTAATTGAATGGAAAAATTAACAGATGCTATCGGGATAGTGCTTTTTGAAAGTGAAAAATTCGGTGGTGAAAAGGTACTTAGGGGGGGTATTTGTCCTACCCTAAGAGCCAATAAAACAAGTAGTGGAGTGATTGAAGTAATGGCAGATGTAAATGTAATAGGTTCTCTTGAATCAAAATTTGAGAGCACCAACAGAATTTATGATGTGGGGGGGTAGTCCAACATTGAGTACAATGCAAGGCGGTAATCAAGAGCCGAAAATTCTTGAAAGTCAGATAGTCGCTATGCGTGGCAGAAATCCTGATAATCCGTCAGATAGAACTGCGGGAAACCCAACGGAGCAGAGATTAGAAGTAAATATGCAAGACACAAGTAATTGCTTGACGAGTGTGCAAAAAGATAATTTATTGCTTGAAAACGTAAAAATTAGACAAGCTACAAAGGACGGCTCTATTGAATGTGAAATAGGCGGTTGCTTTGATGCAAGCTATCCTAACAGCAAAACAAGAAGAGGTAGGGCGCAAGACAAAGGTAATACTTGTCTTACATTAACCGCACAAAATCAAGAGGTTGTTAGAATTGAAAAAGTCGGTCAAATATCAAGTAATGGTTCTCAATGCGTCACAGTTGTTTCTGATAATGGCATATCGGCTAATCTTGTAGCCGGAACACATGGATATGCGAATAGCCATATTGCTACGCAATATCGTATCAGAAAGCTAACACCGAGAGAGTGCGGACGGCTTATGGGTGTATCTGATGAAGATATTGACAAAATGGCAGCAGTAAACAGCAATACGCAGTTGTATAAGCAGTTTGGCAACTCGATAGTGGTAGATGTTATGTGTGCTATGTTTAAAAATCTGAATATCAAGCAAGGAGATAGTAATGAAACACTACAAGCCAATTAAATGTGTAGTCTGTAGCAAGACATTTACACCGACCGCGGCTAATCAAAATACGTGTTGTGAAGCACATAGACAGCAGAGAGCTACGGAACTAAGAAAAATCAGAGAAAAGAAAAGACTTAAAAGAAAGCCTGTTAAGAAAAACAAACTTGCGGAAATCTGCGAGCTTGCTAAGAGTAAGGGCATGAGCTACGGACAATATATGGCAGAGCAATATAAAAAGGAAGTGACGATTAAATGAATGAATGTTGTGGAAATTGCAAATATCATCAATACGAGGATATATCGCAAGGTTGGGTATGCTGTAACCAAGATAGCGAATATGTAGCTGATTGGACAGATTATACCGATAGTTGCGAGGAATGGGAGAGCAGAGATGAAATGTAGAACTATAAGTGATATAGAGCCGATTGAAAGACAATGTGCATACGAGGACAACAAGCCGTGTAACAATTCGTGTCGATACTCAAATACTTGTATACACAGTGCAAGCAAAACCGAAGAATAGGAGATAGGTCTATGAAGTTTTCAAAGCTGACTAGACCGGAACTTGAAGAAATTTTGAAAAATGCCAATTTCACCGATGAAGAAGCGGAAGTTTTTGAGTTGCTAGTTGCTGATAAAAGCCTTGAAGAGGTATCACAGAGACTATTAATTTCAAAAACGACCACTTCCTGGAGAGTGGCAGACATTAAAGAAAAGATAGAAAGGAGTCAGGCAATGATTAACAAAGTGCCAATATGGGAAAAGGTAACGCTGACGATTGATGAGGCCGCAGAATACAGCAATATCGGAATTAACAGAATCAATGATATGCTTAATAATCCCTCGTGTCCTTTTGTGCTCTTTGTCGGAAGAGGCAAGCGATTAGTTAAGCGCAAGGAGTTTGAAAAATACCTCGAAAAGACAGATAGCATATAAATAGATATATTGAATTATAAGCCATTATGTAGTAATATAGAAATTATCATATAATGGCTTTTGATTTTGAAAGGAGCCATAAATCAGTATGGGAAAGGATTTGAGAGGAAAAGAGCTGGGAGTCGGAATAACCCAGCGCAAGGACGGACTCTATCAGGGCAGATATAAAGATAGGTTCGGCAAGAGCAAGACAATTTACAACAACAAGTTGTCAGAACTGCGGAAAGAACTTAGTAAAGCAGTGACCGACAATCAACAATTTACAAGTGTTAGAGACAGCATTACTCTTGATGTGTGGTTTGACAGGTGGATGAATGTATACAAGAAAAAGAGGGTGCGCCCCAATACCATTAGGGAGTACACGCATATATATAAGAAGAACATTTCACCATACTTAGGAAACCACGAAATAACATCTATTCGCAAGTCAGATGTGCAGTTACTTATCGACAAAGCTTCTGACGATAACTATAAGTATGAGAGACAGAGCAAAATCAAGGTTATTTTAAATGACATGTTCAGTAGAGCCATGGAAGATGACCTGATGATTAAAAATCCGGCGAAAGGTGTAAAGCTGAGAGCAGACAAAGAAGTTAATGCTTTTGCATTGACAGTAGAGCAACAGAGCGAGTTTTTTGAAGCATGTAAAGGCACATTTTACGACAACATGTATAATGTGGCAGTTAATACAGGCTTGCGTCCAGGAGAACTGTTTGCGCTCACTATTGCAGATATACATATGGACGAGGGGTATATTGATGTTAATAAGACACTTGTGTATCAGAAATACCTTGAAGATAAAGGCAAGACATTTCATGTTGAGCCACCAAAAACCAAGCAGAGTTACAGACACGTACCAATTAACAGTGTGTGCAAGGAATATCTGACGAAACAATTTGAGCTTAAAAAGATAGTTTCGACACGCAGGCCTAAAGAACAGAACGAATATTTGTTTGTTACAAGGTTCAATACACCGATTAATTCGGTTATATATAGCGACTCTATACGTTCAGTTGTAAGACGGATAAATGACACAAAGAGCAGCGACAATGAATTTCCATTTTTTAGCGGTCACACATTCAGACATACGTTTGCGACAAGATGTTTTGAGTCAGGGATAGAGCCGAAAGTCGTTCAATCATATTTGGGTCATGCAACACTGAAAATGACAATGGACTTGTATACACATGTTACACCTGAAAAATCGTTTGCTGACATTGAAAAAATCGTTAGCACCGACAACAAAATCATAGAATATAGAAGAAAATGTGTGTAGTAAGTGTGTAGTAGTACACACTCTCAATTTACAGAATGTTGAAAAATCAACGCTCGTAAGGCATTTTTGTACTAAAACTGGTAAAATTATTATGTATATCAAGGAGTGCCATACGATTTCGTAAATAATGGCGCAATCCTAGGAAAATAAAGGGTTTGCGGAGTTTTCGTAAAATCGTAAAAAATATAAAATTCTATGTATTTTAATGTATTTTAATGCCAAAAGTGTGTAGTAACTGTGTAGTAACCACCCCAAAAAGTGTGTAGTAAAAATTGCATATAGAAAAGCCATTATATGACACAAATATGAGAAGAACATGGAAATGCTCTTCTCTTTTTTTATGCCACAATTTAGGCATAAGGAGATGATGTTATGTTTGATGATGAAGTAAGAGAACAAATATTTGCTAAAAGCGAGTTACAAAAAATTGACCTAATGACATTATCTCTTGTCATTAAAGCGATAGAGGAAGTTTTGGAGGAAAACAAAGATGAACATGCCGTATCAGCAACCAATGATGAATTATACACCTAATTATGGAGCATATCAGTACAACCCAATGGCAAACTATCAGAGATACCAACAGCCCGAACCGACACAAGGAATAAGCGGTAGAGTAGTACAAGCAGTTGAGACTATTAATCCCAATGAGGTGCCAATGGATGGCAGTGTAGCGTTTTTCCCAAAACAGGATTTAACAGAAATATATGCCAAGAGTTGGAATGCTGACGGAACAATACGCACATTGACTTTTAAGCCGGTTTTGAATGGTAAGACAGACATTTTATCGGGTGACACGGAAAAACTTGAATTTGACCTATCAGAGAAAGCCACAGAGGGTATTATGGCAAAGCTCAACGAACTATCAGAGAAAATTGAGCAATTATCTTTAGGAGCACAAAGAAAAACTCCACGAACACAAAACAAGGAGAGTGAAAAAGCATGAATGTAATGGGAATAATGCAACAGATAATGAGCAATAACCGCGTAATGGGAAATCCAATGATTAAGAATGCAATGAGCATGGCTCAAAGCGGAAACAGCAAGGGAATTGAGCAAATGGCAAGAAACCTATGCAAGGAAAAAGGTATTAATCCTGATGATGTAATGAAGCAAATCAGAGGTAATTTTGGGATATAGCATATGAGAGAACGTGCGCACGGCTCTTTATGAAATAAATTTTGGAGGTAAAACAGATGTTCAACACAGGAAATTGTCCAAGCGTACCTATTGTGGCGAATTTGGACGGAAACAACAACGGAAATAACTGGAATGACGGCTCATGGCTTTGATTCCTTATCGTAGTATTTGCGATATTTGGGGGCTGGGGTAACGGCTTTGGTGGTTTTGGCGGCACTAATGGTGGTGTCGGAAGCGAAATTCAGAGAGGATTTGACAATCAGGCGGTTATCAGTAAGTTAGATGGCATTTCTAACGGACTTTGTGACGGCTTTTATGCCATGAACAACAGTATACTCACAGGTTTTAATGGTATTAACACAAATATCATGCAGACAGGCTACGGCATACAACAGGCAGTAAACGCTGATACAGTCGCTAATATGCAGAATACCAATGCTTTACAGTCACAGCTTGCTAACTGCTGCTGCGAGACGAGAGAAGCCATTCAGGGAATCAATTACAACTTAGCAACTAACACTTGTGCTTTACAAAACACAATGAATAGCAACACAAGAGACATCATTGATAGTCAGCAGGCAGGAACGAGGGCTATTCTTGATTACTTATGTACAAAGGAAAATGCGGATTTGAGAGATAAGGTGCAGAAACTTGAACTTTCTGCTTCACAGGATAGACAAAATGCACTTCTGACTACTGCAATGACAGCACAGACACAGCAGATTGTCAACTCTGTAAATCCTACGGCTATTCCAGCTTATGTTGTGCCTAACCCAAATGCTTATGCATATGGCTGTGGTTGCAATACCGGCTGTAATTGCTAAAAATGAATAATTGAGTATCTTAATTGAGTTTAACTCAATCTAAACCGATTAAAAATCATTTTTAGTCGAGGCTTAGTCCAAGTTTAGTCGAGAGTTAGTCGAGATTATGTCTGCTAAGCAGTATTACTTATAACCCAAGGGCAGACTATAATGTTTGCCCTTATTTTGTGAAAGAGAGGTAAAGATAATGGAAATAACAGGAATTGCATTACAGACTGTTTCGGCCGGAGAAGATGTTGCATTTACAGAGACAGCCGTAAACGGAACAAAATGCATCGTACACAGGACCGGAAGCGGAATTATCAAGTTAAGAGGTATTACTAATCAGTGTAAAGCTAGATTTTTAGTATCTTATAGCGGAAACATTCAGATACCTACAGGCGGTACAGTTGGAGCTATTTCGCTTGCCATTGCAGTAGACGGAGAGCCTTTACAGTCAACACGAATGATAGTTACTCCAGCAGCAGTACAAAATTTATTTAACGTTTCGGCTCAGGCCTACGTAGATGTACCTTGTGGCTGTTGCAGTACTGTAGCGGTGCAGAATACATCAACACAGGCTATTGAAGTACAGAATAGTAACTTAATTGCTGTTCGTGAAGCGTAGGGGGTGAGAGTATGCACATTGAAAGAATGCACAAAATGCAGGAGTGCCTTACAGAGAAAGCTGTCAACGAGCTTGAAAAGGGCGTTGAGAATGTTGACACTTCCGAGATGGGGCAGGTCGTAGATATGATAAAAGACCTTGCAGAAGCTGAGTATCATTCAATAATTTCCAAGGCTATGAAAAAGGCTGATGAAGAGGAAGAAGAGTACGACAAAGAACTCCTAAGAAGTCTTAAGGCAGAATATGGCGAAGAAAGTGGCAGAAGATATTACGACCAATATCGCTATGCAAATGGCAGATTCGCCCCTAAAGGTCGTGGAATACGCAGAGGATATGAAGAACCACCATATTATCACATGCCGGTAAACTACAACGACATGGAGTATATGCGTGACATGGATAAGAGCAGAGGCAAGATGTACTACTCTGAACCGATTGCACCACATGTGAGTGAAAGCAATTATGACAGAGCGAAGAGACATTACACCGAGACAAAAGAAATGCACAAAGGAGCTTCTACAGAGGACAAAGAGCATAAAATGAAAGCCCTCGACATGTATATCCGTGAATTGAGCGGAGATATATCGGAGCTTTTAAATGACATGACACCCGATGAGCGCAACCTTTTACGCACTAAAATGAGCAATCTTGCGTCAAAACTGTAATTATTAAGGCTATGGGTAGTAATGCTCATAGCCATTTTTAGAGGGTATAGACATGGATATAAGAGTTAATGATACATTGTGGCACATACAATTTAAAAAGCCCACATCAAGCGAATTAAGGCGGTCTGACGGCACAATAAGTTTAGGAGTGACCGACAACACAACCAAAACAGTAACGATAGCTGATAATGTGTCTGATTACATGGTCAACAAGATACTGTGCCACGAGCTAGTGCATGTGTACTCATTCTCATACGGCTGTGATATTGACATAGAAACAGAGGAAATAATCGCAGACTTTATGAGCTTGTATGGACGGAATATTGTATACACGGCTGACAAAATATTTAATTTATTGGAGTGGAAATATGGATAAAATAGACAGACTATTAGAATACATACACCGGACCAATCCGGAAATGACACGGCAGAAATTGATTGAGAAACTAGGAGAGAGTGACTACAGCGCCAAGAGCATTTATTTTTTGGCGATTCAAAATTCAAAAAAATCCTAAAAAATTTTGATACCCCCCTACCTTTTGGATTTTTCGATTTCAAAAATCCGTTTGCAAAATTTTACAAAAACTTGCCGAGAACTTGCAAAGAACTCGCACCACACTTTAATTGAGTGAAGTTTTCTGAAAATTCAAACATTTTCTATGGATTGGTGCGCCCAGCTCGTAACATGTCACACCCAACACGGCTTGACGGCTTGCAATGCTATAATTATATTTTTAGGCATTGTAAACGGCTTGTTTTGTGGTTTATTATAGCGTACTCGATAAAATCCACGCTAACACGTTTAAAAGCCCTTAAAACGTCAAATACACGGCTTTAAATGTGTATATCATAAAATCATAGAATAGTTTTGTTTATTTGTCAATGTACATATGCCCCGGATGCATAGCCGGACAACTTGCGACAGCTCGATAGCACGTCAAAAAGGGATATAAAAATATCCCTAGTGGTAACACGTGATATATTTTCCGGCCACGTAGTCACAAAATAACGTGACCGGGTGAACGTGTGCGCGCTTTTCTACGACTTGCAACCATTCGCCACCCCTTTGAACTGTTATTTTTAACTCGTGTGACTCCATCCACTCTATACAGTCATACTTGATATAATCAAAGTCGCTTATTTTTGGCATTTCATAGCCTAGCGCCTGAACGCGCTTATATATTTCTTTTTTTCCTAAATACTCATAATTAGACATAATACGCCCCCTAACTATAGCAAGCCTTAATTATTGGGCTTATATAGTTTTTGTGGTTCAAATAGTTATTAAAAGCCGTCCGGCGGTATTCCTTGCCACTTACGAGTGCAGTAATATCGTCACACGTGCCCGACTCTGCGACAGCTCTAAAAATATCCGTTATCGCTTTGCGCGTTTCTCGCTCGCTTGCCTGATATTCCGGCGCGCTTTGATATTTTCCGTTGTAGCGTGCTCTAATTTCCATTTCTACAGCGTCAAGGCTTTTTAGTTCGTTTTCCATTCATCAACCCTCTTTTCTGTTTTGGTACATGGTTTATAAGCTATTTTTTGACCTTTTCGCGGTCTGTCGTGCGTTAATCTGTTTTTATTAGGTGGTAACGTAAATCACCTATAAAGGGCGCACAATTATTTTTTCAGGCGTTGCGCCTCTTGAGCCTGATAATAAATATAAAGGCATTTATAAGACCTCTTGACGCGATTATTTACCGGACGCGCGGACGGAGTACAATATATACAGCCGTAAAGCCGTATAAAAGCACCTATAAAAAATATTGAATTGATTAATACAAGGCCCGAAAAGCCTTATATATAAAGCTAATAGCCGGAATCGAACCGGCTAAAATACCCATGTTAATTTGTATCGCTATTAGCTAAATAAAAACTATGTTAATAGTATCCGTTAAGTTGTACAGCTTTTCACAATTTGCATTGTAAAGAGCTTCTCTTTTGTCGTTCTCTGATAAATACAACTTACTAATTGCAAGTTCTACCGCGTCAATAATGGAGCGGTATAGCTCAGGCGGTAAACAACAAAGATATTCACCGCGGTATATTTTTGATACTTTCATTTTGTACCCCCCTAATAAAAAAATAAAAATAAACCACCATAACCAATAACAAGGCATGATATAAAAAGGCTTAAAGCCTTTAAAATCTCGATAAAGTCTCTCATAGTTGCGCCCCCTTAATATGCTAATTGTTTGCCACAAATCGGGCAAAATTTGACAGGATGCATTGCGCTATGTCCGTTTATGGTTTGACAAAAACTAACGCTTATATCGTGTCTGTATATCTCCGGCATAAATTCGAGTAAGCGAGTACCGCCCGGCGCGTATTCATCACAAACATGATAAAAGCCTTCCTCGCAGTCCTTGCCCTTGTAAAATTTTGCGCCACTGTTTACAATTTCGTAATTCTTAAAATCAATCCTCGATTTGTTCATTTTGTCCACCTCTTTAATATAAAGCCGGTGAACTTGCACCGGCTTATTTTACTTAATTCCAATTAATTGCTAAATGCTCGAAAGTCTTTTCGATGTCTGTTGAGCTGTCCGCGGTAAAATCTCCAATAGCTTTATTGTTAATATAACAATTTCCCCAATATTCCCCGGTCAAATCGTTAAAAAATATATTGATTTTTTCAACCGCTTTTATTTTGTCATTGTGCCACATGTCTATATTAATCATGTTTTACGCCCCCTCTAATTTGCTTTTTGTGCGTGCTTGTTCAGTTCTCTGTATAATATCAAGCACGCGGTGCGCTCTGCCTTGCTATCGTTATATTTCTGCTTTTCTGTCTCTGTCTCATCCAGGATATTTCCTAACCATTCAGTTGCAAAACCTAAAAAAATATCATCAGCAACCGGGAACGCTATCGGGAGGCCTTGCATCCAATCAATAAACAAGTCTTGACGGCTCATTTTGCCGGCCTCATATCTCAAATCATTATCGAGTTTCTCACGCTTGAAAGCTTCTAAAATATCCTTGCAGATGTCGTTATATTCTGTTTTCATCTCTGCGCCGTCAAATGTGTAATATTCTTCTGCGCTCTCGTAACTGTCCATAATTTCCTTTTTTAATGCCTCATTAACTTCTTTACAATTTAATTTTCTCATGGTTTACACCTTTTCCCACGCATGTTATAATATACGCGCCTTTCATATTATTTTGTTTGGTGCTCATCGTGTAACTTTGGCCGGCTGCGCGATGAGCTTTTTTATTTTGTTCCTTGTCTTTCGACTTGACATTATAATAACACTGCATTTATGTAATGTCAATACATAAATTAAAAAATATTGCAATAAAATTTAATTACATTAATGTAATAATAAAATCAATAATAAATGAATTAATGCATATAATAAGAAATAACTATTATTATTTATATTATGTAATGGATTATTATTGACATAATAATTTAATTATTATATATTTATGTATAGCAATATTATTTATAGTATTATTGCCAGTGATTATTGATATTATTAATTTATATAATGAGGTGTAAAAAATGGATGAAAAGAAAATAATTGAAAACTACAAGAAGCGTATACAAAAGCAGAACGACAGAATAAGAGAGAGCTACGACAGAATAAGCGTTACCCTGCCAAAGGGCACAAAAGACCGAATACAGGCGCAAGGGCTTACAATTAACGGCTTTGTAAATCAATTAGTGCTGGATAAGCTGGACGAACTGGAAAACAATAACAATGAGTGTCCATTCTAAAATTTAAAGTCGGTTTTTATGGCCGGCTTTTTATTTTATATATAATTAATATATATGTGTGTGATATGGTATATATTAATCAATACAGTTGTTGTTATATATCCAATAATCCGTATATTGACAAAATAAGTATATTTGATTATTATTATTTTAATTAAATTAATAAGCAGATGCCGGTTAGCCTGTATCGTTTGGAATTGCTCCAAGCGGTGCGGGCTTTTTTATTTTGGCTTTTTGGGGGATGCGTTACATGTCAGACATTGAGATTTATGAAAATGATTTATTATTTTATTTAAATGAATTTTGCGAAGTAAATAAGATTGAGGATATAAAAAAAGAGTCTCAAAGCGTATGGAATAGTGCTTTATATTATATCCAAAAGAAGTTATTTGATATTAATTACTTTAAGTCTAAAGAGAATTATAAATTAGATAATGGGATGTATAAAGAGAGTAACTTTAATAGTTATAATTTTGAATTAGTAATGTATGTATTAGATATATATATTTATGATATGTGTATGAGGTATGATAAAGAAGTTAGTATATTGGGGTTTAGTTCATTAACTGGTATTCCTGATAGTACTATTTATGACTGGGGTAAGAATACGCTAAGCCCGATAGCATCGGAGATTTTGGAAAAACTGAGAAAATATCAAGAAGAGAGTTTGTCCAATAAGCTCGTGACCGGGGCAAAGAATCCTGTGGGAGTTATTGCAATACTCAATAGGCGTTACGGCTGGGCTTCACCATACACAAGCGACAGCAGACAGCAAGCGAGAGCATTAACCGCCAACGAATTACCACAGTTAGGCGCTTCAAATAGTCAGAATATTAAAGCGTTATCGAGTGATAACATGGTTGATAATGCCAAGTAATTGTATATACAATACACACAATTATAATCCCTTTATTTACAAGGCTTTGCGGACTATCGAATTATTACAACTATGCACAAAACAGTTGTTTAGCGAAGAGTTGAAAGCATGTAAGCTAATTGTATATGCAATAGATACAATTTAAAATGCTTGATGGTTGAGAGCTGAACGGCGCGCGCATTGGGTGCCCTAGGGGTCTGTATGAAAAGCGACAAACCGCCCCACTTAGCCCCCCAAATATCCGCCAAAACAAAAAGGCCTTTACTCATACCTTAAGCATACCAAGCAGTATTTATTATTATAACATAAGTTATATATTAATTAAACAACATACACAATAATAATATATATACATACAACTACGATAAAATATTAGTTATATATAATATATAACAGTAAAGGAGCTAACAACGATGAAGTTAACAGGATTTGAGTCTAGCAAAATTAATTCCGATATGGTAAATCACCCTAGCCATTACAACTTGCCTGAACGTAAAGAGTGCATTGATGAAATGATTGACATTTACGGGCTTAAGGATGTGGCTAAATGGTGTGAAATTACTGCATACAAGTATAAATATCGTGCCGGTCATAAAGGCTCTGTAATTGAGGATATGAGTAAAGCAGCATGGTACACAGTTAAGGCTTGCGAGCTTAAGTCTAAGCGTAGATGGGAGACTTTCGGCAAGTTTGTTGATAAATTCATACCAATGTTTCTTAAGGGCCTGTATGCATGGATAATTTTATTCTGTTTACTTTATGGAATACTCTTTGCTGACCGATGCTCAATGGTAGTCTCAATAGTGTTTTTAGTTCTTGCGTGCATAGCTGAGTCGGTATTGAAAGAAAATGAAGATAATTAGATTTTGAGGTGTAAATCATGTTTGTACTAAAAATTGCAACAACAGTATGGCTGACATTAATTGCGCTTGGAATGACAAGTGCCACATTAAACGAAAAAGAGACAGTTAGCTCGAGACTTTTCGGCGCTGCGGTAATGCTCGGTCAAATACTTGCCATAGCATTCATGTGGCAATAAATATAGGGCATTCGCCAAGCGGTAAGGCACGGGGTTTTGATTCCCGCATACGTTGGCTCAAATCCAACATGCCCTGTTCGGGGTTTACTTGGTTCCCCGACATTGGACTTAGTAGTTCCTTTCACCCTCATAGTGGAAAGCTGTTAAGAACCCTCACAAGGCTCGTGAGGGTTTAATCGTGTATAATCCCACAATGCACGAGCGTGAAAACCAACCTGTCGCAAAGACATCTGTAACAGGCAGAGTAGACATATATACCCCCTTTAATTGTTAAACTAGGGCAACTCAAATCATATGGGCCTTAGGTGAGGTGCAATTCCTCACATGTCCTTTGCTGTAGGTTTCGCTAGTTCTTTTCCTACAGCACATACAAATTATATCTCTGGAGGGTGTTGCCACTCCTTAGACTTCACCCTCATTAACGGCATGTAGCTCAGTGGTAGAGCAGTCAGCTATTAGCTGATTTGTCATGGGTTCGATTCCCAACCTTGCCGATTAAACTTACGACAGGCTATAAGAGTCAGCCGTAAGCGGTATAAAAAGTCCGCATGAAGCTGTACAAAAGTAGCGAGAAAAACAGTTTCAGTATAACAGTCACGCTACGGCTGTTATATATGGCGAAATAGCCAAGTGGTAAAAGGCAACAGACCGCAAATCTGTGACCGTCAGTTCAAATCTGACTTTCGCCTTGTTGATGTGTGGCGAAAAGGGTAAACGTAAGCAAAGAAGCTGATTGATAGCATATTTGCCGAGTAATAAGCGGAGATTGTCCGTAATTAGCAACAAACAGCTTTCAGAAATCAATCATGTGTGGTTCAAATCCACACCACATCAATCACAACAAACTAGCTTGACGAAGCGAAAAGCGCTTCCGCTGTGCCTGTTTGTTGTTTTTATTGATTAAGCGGAGTATGTATCACAGACATACATAAATAATATCAAGCGGAGGTATTCAATATGGCAGACATTAAAAATGACAACTACATAGCAATTCAAGGGTTTATGGTAAAGGAATTAGAACTTACAGGAAACGAACTAATTGCTTATGCTTTGGTATATGGCTTTTCGCAAGATGGTGAAAGCAAATTTAAAGGAAGCTTAAATTATGTTGCAGAATGGCTTAATTGCTCAAAAACAACAGCATTTAATCTTCTTAATAAGCTAGCAGATGATGGCTTTATCAAAAAGACAGAGAAACTTATTAATGGAGTAAAATTTTGTAATTATAGTGCGATTAAACCTAATGATGAGGAATTAGAAAAAATAAAAGCAAAAAAACAAGACCGAAAAAAAAGAAAAACTTGAACGGAGTTTAAAAAAATTGAATACCCATTCAAAAAACTTGAAAAACCGTTCAAAAAACTTGAACGAGGGCGTTCAAAAAGTTGTAACTAATAAAAATAATATAAATATAAAAGATAATATAAATGACAATATAGGCAAGGACAATACATCAATTAACATTGATGGAGAGGTACATACATCGTTTTCAGAGAAACCGACGGCAAGAGCGGTCACAAGAGATGAAATGTTGCTTAAAGAAAAAGATATGGTTGATAGGTTCAACAACATCTGTGACAATGACATAGCTAATTTAGCTATATGTGATTGCGTTAAGGATGGATTTAAGATGTATATGCAGTTATATGAAATCTATTTCCATAAAGTACACCCAATACTTACAGATAAGACATTAAAGAATGTATGTTTTGTACTATCAACTATCACAGATACAGAACACGGACATTTCAATTCTGATGATATATACGAAACAGACGATAAGGGCATTACAGTTTTACAGAGAATGATTAACGACCATTTTATCAGAGAACATAGAGAAAGCACCAACTACTCAATAACACATTTTGCTAAAAGCGACTATCTGCTACAGTTGGCGCAAGGCATTATAGAGTACTAAACGGAGGTATAGATATGGCAAAGGGAGTTAAGACACGAAATATTGATTCATTCCGAGAGGGATTAATGGAATACGCATATGGCAGATGTTCACAGGCAGAAGCAGCAAAGATAGCCGGTATGAGCGTGCCGACATTTAGGAAGTACGCAAATATGCATTTTTTAGGCATTCCATTTCCTGACACGCTGTTTAAAATAAAGGAAGAATAGCCAATGAATACAAACTGTGTGAACTGTGGCGCACCGATTGACAGAAAACTTAAAAAATGCCCTTATTGTGGTACACCTTATGACTACAGTGGCTTTAATGCAAGCTTTGAAAATGCGCTTGGAACTATCTCTATTGCGGGGAAAGAATATCAAGTGTATTTAGGCAAATGTGAGGTAAACACAATTAATATGGGGTGTGGCAGAGGCATAGACGGAATACTTCACGGAGACAAAATTGTTAGCAAACGAAAATTTACTTTGATTGAGGTGTAATATGTGTGAATTTTGCGAAAATCCTACAAAATGGAATACTGATGATTATAGCTTAGTTCCAAATAGAAACTTATCAGATGGGATTATGCAAGCAGAAGATAACACGTATCAGATTGGCACATTTGATAGTTACTCTGATTATTAGGAAACTATGACAATTAATTATTGCCCTATCTGCGGTAGAAAGTTGGTGGAAGAATGAAAGAAACTATTTTATATATTTCAAAATCAGAACAGGATATACGAAGCTTTCTGAAATATCTTCAATCAAAGCTAGAAGCAGAGCAAAAGGAATGTACCCTAGACGAAGAACACAATATTTTAAAAGTACCAAAATATTACGATATTGTCGGAAAAAGCATTCACAGCAATAGACTTGGTGTAGGCTATGGATATTGCAAATATTATTGTTTTTCGGGAGCGTATGATAGAAATAAATACAGCAATGCAGAAAATGAAAAACTTAAAGATATTCTTATGCACACAAGAGAGGGCGCAGAGGAAATATCGGAACTTGATATTTTACGCATGCTAGGATTAGATTAAAAGGCGGTGGAAGAATGAAACATCAAAAAGAATGGCGCACTTGTGACAGGTGCGGGAAAGAAATGACATTTTACAATGAGAAATACGCTCATTTTAAAACAGAAGAATTAGAGCCTTTACACGAGAAAACTACATACACGGCAGAGGATTTAGCAAAACAAACACTCCCAATGGCTATATGGAGAAACGAACACAGATATGATTTATGTTTTAAGTGCAGGAGAGAATTTGAGAGGTTTATGAGGAATGAAGAAATCAAGAAATAAAATCATAATCAAAACTAGAAAAGGTGGATATACAAAGCTTTACGCTAACGGCAAGTGGCAACACAGGGTTACTAGCCTTGATTTTCACGCAGAGGTTAATGGACACATCAGCATAGAATGCGAATTTGATACCATAAAATGCAACAACAAAGGAATGCCGATTATTGAAAACAATGAACTTGCGCACAAGCATCATACTGTGAGGATTTGAAAAATGAATGATTGTTCAAAATGTAAATTCAGTGAAGAAGATTATATTTTCGATGAAGAAATAGGAGACGAATATCTCGTTTATACTTGTAGCAAAGGAAATGACACAAGTCTAGACTACGAGTGCAAGGACTTTAAGGAATACAAGCCTAGAAAATATAAAGAAAAAGATACAAAGTGCGATAAATGTGAGCATCTTGAGATTTGTCTTAATAAGGGCAATGCTATTGACTGTAGTACAGTTGGCGATACAAGAAGCCATTATATATGTGACAGAGTGGGGTGTATTAAGAGCTATGAGTAAATTTGAAATGCCTAAAAATGTGGTAATCCCAAAAGCAAGAGTTGAAAAAGCTGGGGAAGAAGTAATGTCAGTTGCGTTTGATTTAGGGTTGGAAACAGGAGAACGACCAATAGCAATGGTATTTGAGAACCATAACGGGAAAACCTATATCAGAAAACTTATTAAAGATGATGAAGCGTTAGAACTACATAAGTTGTTGACGGAATAGGAGCTTTGACAATGAGCATGACAGAAGTAATTAAATCAATAGAACATGAAGCACTTAGAGAAGTACAATCGCACGAAATAGGCGGTTTAAATGGTTGGCCTATAGATTGTTCTACTTTAGAAGATGAACCTGTTATTGTGGCAGATAATGAAGCAGACAGGCAAGTGTTAAGAGATTGCTTTAAGGGGTGAGATTATGAAAATATCAGAAATGAATAACTGCATTGAAGAAATGCGTGATTGTTACAAGTTTGATGATAATAAAACGCAAATACGGATTGGGGATATAATGAGTGGAAGTAACAGATATGTAACTGTCTGCACAAGGGACGAAAACGGAACACAGATTGAAATGACAAGGCGTGCGGATGAATTAGAACAATAATAGCTGATTATCAGCAGAAAGGGGAACATATTATGGCTGATTTGAAAATATTTACAGAAAATATAGAACATGAAGCATTAAATCAGATATATACGCTTGTAAAACAGCCAGCATTTTCGGATTGCAAGATAAGAATTATGCCAGATGTTCATGCGGGAGCAGGGTGTGTTATAGGATTTACTGCTGATTTAGGAGAAAAAGTAATACCGAACATTGTTGGAGTTGACATAGGTTGTGGGATGCTTACTACAAACTTGGGGAATATTGATATTGATTTTGAGAGATTAGATAACGTCATTAGAAAATATGTTCCAAGTGGTAGAAAAGTTCATGAAGAAGAAAACTTATCTGTTGCAAGTGATATTATTGAAAAATTGCATTGCAAGGAACAGTTGAAAAATATAAATTGGCTGAAAAGAAGTTGCGGCACATTGGGAGGCGGCAATCATTTTATCGAAGTTGATAACGATAGCAATAATAATAAATATCTTATTATTCATTCGGGAAGCAGGAATGTCGGAAAGCAAGTTGCAGAAATATATCAGCAAATGGCGATTGATGATATATCGGGAAAATCGAATTTTAAACAAGATAGTGAGAAATTGATTGCTGAATACAAAAAATGTAAAAGAGAAAGAGAAATCAGCAAGGCTATCAAAGAATTAAAGCAGTCCTACGAAGCAAATACAACTAAAATCCCTAGAGAGTTATCATATCTTGTTGGAAAACATAGAGAAATGTATTTGCACGATATGAAATTATGTCAAGAGTTTGCGGAAATTAACAGAAGAACCATTCAGAGCATTATTTGTTACTATATGGGTTGGAAAGTTACAAAAGAAACGGAACGATTTCAAACAATTCACAACTACATTGAACACGATACAAATATTGTTCGTAAAGGTGCTATTTCTGCAAAAACGGGGGAAAAGGTACTAATACCAATAAACATGCGTGACGGTTGCATTTTGGGAATTGGCAAGGGAAATGAAGATTGGAATTATTCAGCACCGCATGGAGCGGGGCGAACTATGAGTAGGTCAAAGGCAAAAGAAAGCATTTTGTTAGAAGAGTATCAAAAAGCAATGGACGGAATATTTACAACATCTGTAAATACATCCACGATTGATGAAAGCCCTATGGCATATAAAACAATGGATGAAATAATTGGAAATATAAAAGATACTGTTGAAATAGTTGACATTATAAAACCGATTTACAATTTCAAAGCAAACGAATAAAAACAATTACCGGCTAACAAATAGAGTTAGTCGCTACCCTAAAACAGTTATAGGCAGAGGTCTATAAGCACCTTTGCTTTTTAAAAGTGGAGGTGCTTTTCTTATGGCTAGTCAGAGCCTTATTTCCACAGTTGATAGTTATGAAAATTACATAGAGAGAAATGAAATTGATATTCCGTTCATCAATGCTTATGTAGACGCTTGTAACGTAGCCGTAAATGGTGAGAAAGACATTGAATATGGACTACAGCTTACTAAGAGAGTAAAAAAACTTATAGGGGATTTTTGCATGGCAAAAACAGGTGGTACGATTTGGGAATTGGATTATTACCATTTCAAACATGAGACCACACCATATAACTTAGTTAATTACTATTTTGATTTATTTCTGATAGAAGCTCACTATAAGTTTGAGAGCTTTATGATTTACATGGAAAAAAATCGTCCACCATGGGAAAGATTTTATTTGCCGAGAAGAAATCCGTTAAGCGAAGTCGCACAACTCATTCAAGATTTGTACGATGACAAACTTGATGAGGGCATGGTGTTTTGCCCCGGACGTATCGGAAAGACTCAAATCGTTAAAATGGGTAATTTGTGGTTTGGCTCAAACAGACCCGAGAGGTCAAATCTATATTCGGCATATTCTGACAAAATAACCGGAGGATTTTACGATGGTACGTTAGAAATGGTAAATGACCCAACGTACACCTACAAATATATTTACCCTAAAATTGTAGAGAAAAAAGCTATCACAGACGGAAAAGACCTTACAATAGACTTCTTGCGTAAAAAAACATACCCGACATTTACCATGCGTTCTATATACGGAACACTGAACGGAGCGTGTGACTGTGACGGCTTGGGAGTATATGACGATTTATTTAGTGGTATTGATGAAGCATTAAGCGAGGACAGACAGGCTACAGTTTGGGGAAAGTTTGATAATAACTTTATGCCGAGAATTAAGCCCGGCAAAGCAAAGCTGTTAGGAATAGGCACGAGATGGGCACCAAGAGATGTACAAGGGCGCAGGCTTGAATTGCTTGCAAATAATCCTGAATATAAAAACATACGTCATAGAGAGGTTATAATTCCGGCACTCAACGAAAACAATGAGAGCAATTTTGATTATCCCTACAAATTGGGATATTCCACATTAGATTATAAGCGCAGAATGGCTTCATTTGAAGATAATGACGATATGGCTTCATGGTTCGCCCAATATCAGCAAGAGCCGATAGAAAGAAAAGGTCAGATGTTCAATATTGATAACATGAACTTTTTTGACCCGGCAGAGATTGAGGGAATAAGACCTGATAGAATTTTTTCAGCAAACGACCCGGCATATGGCGGTGGAGACTTTGTATCAATGCCGATTTGCTATGAGATTGAAAAGGAATACTATATCGTGGATGTTGTGTATAACGATGGCGATAAGGATATAACAATTCCCGAAGTAACAAGTAGGATGGAAAGCCACTTAGATAAATTCCCAAATAAAACAGCAGAGGTACATTTTGAGGAAACAAAAACAACATCTGCCTATCGTTTGGAGTGCGAGAAAGTATGGAAGAAAGATTGCTACCCGATATTGACAAGCCATGACCCGGCAGATAACAAAACTGCAAAAATGGACAGAATTAAAAATCATGCGCCGGATATAAGAAAACTGCATTTCATAAAACTTGAAAGACAAACTAAGGAATACAAGAAATATTTTCAAAACGTTCTTTCTTGCACATATGAGGGAAAAATGAAACATGATGATGGTGTGGATTCTACAGCGCAGTTGTGCGATATGATTTTTAGGGAAAAGCGGATAGCAAAGGTTGAAGCAGTACACAATCCGTTCAGAGGAGGGCTTTATTAATGACAAAGGAAGTTTTATCACAGTATTCAGACTTACAAGAGGAAATCAAAGAGGTTAGAAAGAAAATTGCTAAATTGCGAGATGACCTTGAAAAGATAGAAAGCGGAGAAAGCGTGATTGACACTGTGTCAGGAGGCATGGGTGGCACACAGCACTTCAAAATCGAGGGCGTGCCATACCCTGAATACGGACGCAAGCGCACGTTATTGTACTCAAGAATGACTACATTACAGCTTTTACAAGATGATTTGCTTGAAAAGACAAACGATGTAGAGGAATTTATAGCAAGCCTTGATGATAGCAGAATGAGAAGAATAATTAATTTTAGATTTTTGGAAAATAAATCATGGTTACAGACGGCATATGCGCTTGGCGGTAAAGCCACAGCAGATAGCGTAAGAATGGAGTTTGAAAGATTTTTTAAGAAAATGTAAGTTTGTTCGTTCGGTTCGCTTAGAATGTGATAATGTGTAAGATGAAAAAAATGTAATTCGTTCATTGCGAAAATCTCTTTAAGAAACGGCACTCACAGATTGTGGGTGCTATTTTTGTGAAACGAGGACAACATGAATAATCAGAATATTGTACCAACAGGAAAACGAAGTGTAATGTGCCCTCGTTGCGGAAAGCTATTAACGTGGGTGAATAAAAGTGACAAGAAACACCACAAAGTAATGTGTACGCACTGCCGTAAATGGATATGGTTTTGGGCTGGCACAGGAGAATTTCAGATAAAAGAGGTTCCACAGAGAACTTCTGCAAGTGGCATGAGGTTTTATTGATGTATAGGTACGCGCATAAAAACGTAAGACCTTTTTCGGCTGTCTGTCAGAATAATTACGGCAGACAGGTTATTTTCACGAGGAAAAGGCAAATCACAAAAAACAACATAATCGAAGAACTGAATAAAGCACTTGTAATTCACGAGCAAAACGCTATTGAGATTGAGTATCTTGACAGATACTATCGTGGTGACCAACCAATTTTGTATCGACAGAAAGTGAACCGCCCGGAAATCAATAACAAGATTGCTGTAAATCTTGCGTATGAGCTTGTTGAGCGTAAAACCGCAGAGATGTGTGCCGAGCCAATCCAATATGTGCTACGTGGCACTGATAACCACAAGTCGGAAGAAATCACACAGCTTAATATCACAATGGATTCAGAGAGCAAACAGGAGTGCGATATAGACATACATCGTTGGAGAAGCATATGCGGTACCGGCTACAGATTCATCGGTAACGATGATGGACAAGGACAGTTGCTTGATGAAAGCGATTTTTATTTATCATCTGAAAATCCAATGTATACCTTTGTAGTATACTACCCAAACGGGCGTCCGGCATTCTCTTGTCAAATCGGAGAGGACGAGAACGGAGCGGATATTTATTATGTGTTCACTGACAATGAGTGGTTTGATATTCGCAACGGCAAAATTTATGATAGCGGAATAAACGGCAACAGAGCAATTCCGGTGATTGAATATCCGAACAATGCAAGGCGATTATCTGACATTGAAATGACTATTGCAATCACAGACGCTATTAACGTGCTTACATCAGACAGAATTAATGGCGTCGAGCAGTTTGTGTCTGCGTGGGTGAAATTCGTTAATTGCGAGATTGATATAGATACATTCAGAAAAATGCGACAAGAGGGAGCATTGGTAGTTAAGTCTAACAATGGTTCAGATAACAAGGCTGATGTTGATGTAATGACGAGCGAGCTTAATCAGACAGAGGGACAAGTGGTATTCACTGACCTTTTTGAAAGATTTTTAAGCATTCAAGGCCTTGCAAATCGTCAGGGCAACACAGGTGGTGACACCGGCTCTGCTGTAGAATTGAGAAACGGACATTACGATGCTGGACTTAGGACGGCTATTAATGAGCCTATCCTTAAGAAATCAGAGAGAATGGCACTTAGGCTTATTCTTAACAGGCTGAGAATCAATAAGGGCTTTACGCTTATGCCTAGTGATGTTGAGATACACATTAATCATAATAAGCTAGACAACATGCTTGTTAAGGCAGAGGTGCTTGAAATATTACTTAGGTGCGGTATCAATTACAAAAGGGCTGTCAAGACGATTGACATGTTTAGCGACCCTGAACAAGTCACTCTTGAAAGCGCTAAGCGCATGGAAATGTTGTTCCCGGAAGAGCAGCCGACAACGGCTACACCTAACAGTAATAACGATGATAAGAACAATGGAAAGACAGCCGATGAATAATTGGCTGTCAATTTATTTTGGAGCTTGATATGGCAGATGAAATCCACGCACTCGGCAAAAATGAAATACAAGACATAGATTATGACACATATTTTGGTGAGATGGATTTATCTGACGAGGAAAAGGAAGATAGAAAAAAACTTGCTGAAAAGTTTGAAAAAATCTTTGTTATGCTATTTGCCTTGTTATCCGGCAAGGATGAAACAGAGATAACCACTATCACCAAAGAATTTATTGTCAGATATGAGAGCATTGCCACACAGTACTGCAAAGCAAAGAAAACACCTTCATATATTACGGATTATGCCCGGTACATTGTGAATGAGGTGGTTGACGCTACCACGCAAAATACTGACGTAGAGTATTTTACATCAGAGAAGCGTGCAAAAAATGTAGCTGCGAATGAAGCTAATGCAGTCGGCAATTACAGATTACAGACTGAAATGGTAAAACAGGGCTACAAAACAAAAGAGTGGCGCTCGAAAGAAGATTCACATGTCAGACCTACACACGCAGATGTTGACAGAAAGAGAATTGATATTTTTAAGCCGTTTGAAGTTGGAAATTCACTGATGATGTTTCCAAAAGACCATTCTTTAGGGGCACAAGTAAAAGAAATCGCAGGGTGTAGATGTACCCTTAAATATTACAAATAATGAGCAACTTGTAAGGAAACTTATAGGTTGCTTTTTATTATACAAAAATTTGCAGTTGTGCGTTAAACAACAGAAAAACTCGGCTGGTGCGACCAGCGATAACAAAAGCGTGAGTTACGGAGGTAATTGAAATGACAAGAAATGATGTTTTGAAGCTTTTTCCCGATGCAACGGATGAGCAGATAACAAATCTGCTTAACAAGAGCGGTGAGGAAATGGCAAGAGAGAAAGAGAAAGCCAATCAGTACAAGGCTAAAGCCGACAAAGCTGACGAACTACAGACACAGCTTGATGAGCTACAGAATGGCAACATGACGGAGCTTGAAAAGGCAAATAAAGCCTTAGAGACAGCCAATCAGCAGATAGCCAAGTTGCAGAAAGATAACGCTGTCAGAGACTTGCGTGAGAAGGCTATGTCAGATTTTGGAATTACAGCAGAACAGGTAAAGACAGTAGTAAAAGAGGATGGCTCTTTTGACACAACATCACTTGGCAAGATTATTTCCGACATGAAAGCCAATGCGATAGCGGAGTATGAGAAAAACGCACTCAAAGATACTCCTAATCCAAACAATGGCGGTAACAATAATGAACCTGACTCAAAGCCGGCAGATGTAGCCAATGCAGAACAAATCTCATTCGGTACAGTTGCAAGTACAGAGAGTCAAAACAGCTATGTAATTTAAAACAGGAGGTAGAAACGATGGGAAAGCCAATCGTAAGAGACTTTACACAGGGTAAAGGAATTTTAAAATTTTTCCCTTATGAGGGTGCAGCGTGCCTTGTACCACAGACTATGGTAACAAGCGCAGATGGAAACGGAATGAAGATTGTACCGGCCGGTACACCATTCCCAAGCAATGACGCAGAGTGCAAGGGCTATCTGTTACGCGATGTAGATGTAACGATGGGTGACGCACCTGGAACATATGTATATCAGGGAACTATTGATTGGGAGAAAGTTAAGTCACTTTCAATCGCAGACGCAGCTAGAACTGCAACACCTAGAGTTACTTTCTATGGCGCGCCAAAGATTGTAGCAAGTCAGGTCTAAAAGGAGGTAGAAGAACATGGCATTACCATTAGCAGAAGCATTTACAGCGAGAAGCCTCGGTGTAATGTGGGATAACTACAAAAAGACGTTAGGAACTGCCCCTTATCTTGGCAGACAAAAATTCGGAACACGTAAACAGGACTCACTCGACCTTAGATTTATCAAGGGCAAGAACGGACTGCCGGTATCACTCAAAGCTTCAAACTTTGACGCACAGGCAGAGTTAAGAGATGTTGGTGGTTTCTCTGACATTCAGAACTCAATGCCATTTTATCGTGAGGGATATATGGTAACAGAGAAAGAGGAACAGGAGTATGACAATTACAGAACTTCTGAAAACTCTAACCTTGCCAATAACGTATTACGTGAAATCTCAAAGAAACCAATGATGTTAATTGAGGGGGCATTAGTTGTACCGGAGAGACAGATTTGGCAGTTACTCGCACCTACAGATGGTGTACCAAAGGTAAAGGTTGTACTTGGCGATAAGAACTATGTCGTTGATTACACGGCCGACAATGGTGCAGAGCATAAGGAAAAGCACTTTAAGTCAATTACCGGCACAAGTGCATGGGATAAGCCTACCACATGTGCACCGCTTGATGACCTTATCACAGCTCGTAGAGACTTTGCAAAGGCTACAGGCTACTCACTTACACGTTTTACCATGAATACAGAGACTTGGGAAATGGTGCTTAAGGCAGAGGACACAAAGAAACAGGTACTCGGTATCACTGCTTACAATGGCGGTATCAGATTACAGCAAGGACAGGTTACTGAATACCTTAGAGGATATGGTATCGAGATTGAAGTATACGATAAGCTCTATGTTGATGAGACAGGACAGACACAGTACTTTGTACCAACAGGTATTGTATCTGCGCAGTCTGCCGGAGTATTCCTTGGCGATTACACATTTGGTAAGACTCCGGAGGAAAGAAGCGGAAGTATCACAGACGGAAACCTCTCACTTGTTGAGACTGGTGTATCTGTATACACATACGCTACAAATCATCCTATCAATACTCACTGTATCGTATCTATGATTGGATTACCTACATTCGAGGGTATGGATAGCGTTATGGTTCTCAAAGTTAAGGAGGATTAAGGCTTATGATAGCAACGCACTCTATAAAGCATGATGGAGTGTGGTATAAAGTCGGAGACGAGGTGCCGGAAAGCAATAGCAATCCGGCGCCTTCTGATTTTATATACACAAAGACAGAAATTAACAGAATGTCAACAGCCGACCTAAAGAAGCTTGCGAGCGAAAATGGTATTGAAAATGCCACAGAAATAAATGGCGGTGACTTGAAGAAAATGTTAATTGAAAAGTTTGGATTATAAGGAGCTTGGCATGGAATACACCACATTAGAACAAGTCAAAATAAGACTCGGACAATATCATATCGAAACTGTCACAAACGATGATGATACAACATCTGATGTGGTTGTATTCGATAAAAAGGAAGATAACCCGCTCATTGAACAGCTCATTAAGCAAGCCACGGAAGATGTAAAAGCAAAAAGGTGTTATCCGGACACTTTTACTGATGATGATATAACTGCTGATTTAAAGCAGTTTGAAAATGTCGTTATCAATCTTGCTGTATACGACCATTCACAAGCCGGTGAGAACTACATGAGCGCATTGAGTGAGGGTGGAGTAAGCCGCACATGGAAAGACAGAGATAAGCTGTTTGTCGGAGTTTTCCCTTTTGTCAAAGTGCTATAAATCTTGCCTATAGGGCATTATATAAAAAGATAAGAAGATTGTGCGTTACCATTTTACTGATGTCGGTAAAGTGGTAGCAGGCGGTACACATTAAGTGGTGGTGGGCGGTGTGCCAATTACCAAAGATGAAAGGCTGTAAGATGAAAACTTTAATCTATCAGACATACATTATTGCCTTACCAATTATCCTAACAGCGCTTTTGGGTTATATTGTTTGGCTTTTACAAGAGCAGAAAAAGCAAAAAGCGATAGACACAAAAGAAAGAAACGAGCGCATTGAAGAGGAAAAGAAGCTACGACAAGCGAACGGAAAAGGTACAATGTTACTTTTACGAGTACAGCTTATCGAATACCATGATAAGTACATGAAGCTTGGCGAAATTCCCTCATATGCGTATCAGAATTTTTGCGAGATGTATGACGCATACCACGCACTCGGTGGTAATGGCATGGTAACAAAAATGAAAAATGAGATTGAGGAAATCCATTTAGGCAAAGGAGGGAAAAACTGATGGACTTTACACAAGTACCTACAGTAGTTGCCATTATGGTAATTACTTATTTAATCGGATATGCTTCAAAGCAGATACCACAGGTCAAAGATAATATCATTCCTATTATCGTAGGTGTAGCCGGTGGAATACTCGGTATTGTTGGAATGTTTGTAATTCCCGGTTATCCGGCAGACAACATTCTTGATGCAATAGCAGTTGGCATTGTGTCGGGCATGGCAAGTACCGGTGTTAATCAGATTTACAAGCAGATAAAGAAAAATGCTTGACATTAATAAGCAAGCCATGAAATACGCGCTTCAAGGTCAAACTGTCATAGTCTATGAAAAAGACGAGGACGGAAATCCAAAGTTTTACGAAACAGAGGACGGAGAGAAGATATATTACACCCATGAGGAAGCAGGCTTTTCGGAGCCAGTTGATTTTCGGGCAAACATATCGTTTGACGGAGGCGAAGCGCAGAACAAGGAATATGGCTTTAATGCGGCTGATTTTGACGCTGTTTTACTGACAGATAGAGGAGAATATCCTTTTAAAAAAGGTGACGTTATTTGGCTTGATAGCGAGCCTACAAATGGCGAAAACGGATTAGTTGATTCAACTTCCGCAGACTTTACAATAGTCGGAGTGAAGCCCTCTCTCTATTCAGTCAAATACATGCTCAAAGCAGTTGTGAAAGAAGTGTAATTATGAAGATTGACGTTTCTCTGACAGAAAAATCTATACAAGATGCGATAGACAAGCTTGAAAGATACAAAGACCGCTTACAGGACAAATGCATAGCATTTGTTGGAGAGCTTGCTAGTAATGGCATAGCTGTAGCACGAGTAAATACAGGCAATTTCGGACACTATATCACGTTTAGTTACGAAATTAAAGATACAACGGACGGCTGTACGGCTATTGTGCTTGCTACCGAAACAGGGCAGATACAAAGCACATGGCAGACGGCTGACGGACTCAAAACAGTTGATGTATCGCCTTTGCTCATGGCTGAATACGGCTCGGGCTGGAGAGCTAAACCACACTTCAATGACGCGAGAGGCGGTCAAGGAACTTTCCCGGGGCAGACACACGCATTTGACAGTGAGGGCTGGTATTGGAGAGACGAAAGTGGAGAATTACACCATTCATACGGCATTACACCTACAATGCCGATGTATCACGCATTTATAAAAATGGAAAATGACATTATGAGAACGGCACGGAAAAATTTTAGTTGAGGTGAGATAAAGTGGCGAGTCAAAATCAATGGGTTTATGACCTTGAAAACCTCACGTATGCGATTGTGAAAACCCGATGTGAGAAAAAATTGAAAACTAAATATCCCAAGCTAAAATTCACGCAAGAGGAACAGTCGGACAGTGCAGCGGCTAGCTTCCCGACAGTGCTAGTTCAGGCACTCGAACCTATTGAACAGAATGAGGATTTAGAGTGCGAAAGAGTGAATACAGTGTTATTTACAGCACAAGTGACTGTTACAACGAATAAAAGCCGTTCAGAAGCTTTGGATGTGGCGCAGACAGTGGCTAATGAATACAAAGCCATGTCATTCAAGTTAGTGCCAGCCCCATTCGCTAGAAAAAACGGCAAATTATGGACAGCAACATTACGTGCTAGGCGGTCATTCGACTGGAACGATAGATTATAAGAGCTTTTTGGCTCTTATTTTTTTATGAAAAATTAGGAGGTAATAAAAATGGCAACAGGATTAAAAAGCAGAATTGCTTACAAGACACCAACCGCATCCGCCACAAGTGGCGATTACTGGGCTGGAACTTACAAGCTCTTAATAAGGGCAAAATCAATTCCCTCACCATTCGGTTCACAGAACATGGTAGATACTTCAACCCTTGAAGATTTAGTAGAGACGCAGGAAATGGGTAGACGTTCAGCCGGTTCTATGGAAGTTGAGGGAGCTTTCGAGAAAAAGTACAAGGATGAGATGGTAACTAGCGAGGGCAAGAAGCTCGATTTCATCATTCTTTATGGTACAGACGGAAAAGGTTCAGAGGGTATCTGTGCTTTTATTGGACAAGAGTCATTCGCCCCAGGCGAGGCTTCCAATGACCACTTAACAGGAACTGCGACTGTATCAGTTCAGACAGTACCTAAGTGGATTGAGGACAACTACGATGTTGCGGTAACAGAGGATGACCAAGGCTATCCTACGTCAATCACACTCACAAAAAAAGGGTGAGCCAATCGGAAAAAGCCGTAGCGGTTGGCTATGATGATAGCACGGCTGACAGCGAACTTGAAGATACAATATAGTAAGGTAATTGAGGCAGTATTAAAACTGCCTCTTTCCCTATATAAATTAGGGAGAAAGGGAAAGATAAAATGAAAATTAAATTAAATGGAAAAGAATATACAGTTAAATTCGGATATGCACCGGTAGTTAAGAATAAAATTATTCCAAGGCTCGTAGGAATGGAGCAGCAGGGTGAGGGGCTTGAAGTCATTGACAACATGCTTGAATTTTTACCGGAGTTTTTACTCATAGGCTTACAAAAGTTTCACGCTGACGAATTTGGCTTTGATTTTGACGATAAAGAAGCAAAAGAGAAGCAATTAGCGAAGATGTATGATTTGCTTGACGATTATCTCGACCCAGAGAATGAAGAGGGTAGAGATATAATGTCGCTCTACAACGATTTGTCGGCTGAAATGGAGAAAAACAGTTTTTTATCAAAGATGCTGGCGAAAGAGGCACAGACAGCCAAGAAGAAACCAATCAAGAAGTAAAAGAGCTTACATGGGAAGTCTATTGCAACGAAATCCGTCCATATTGGCTGTTGGCAACTAAAGGCTATGGATTTAGCGTTGAGGACATAGATATGTCTTGTCCGGCTGATTTAGAGCCTTATTCAAAGGCTTATATGCTCGAGCAAAGAGAATCTGACTCTAACATGTGGGCTTGGTGGGGCACATACGGATTAAGTGCAACTCTTACAGCTATCGACAGAGCCTTAAATGGCAACAAAGCAAGAGCAAAATACATTGAGAAATCATTAAATGAGCAATACTCAAAAGATAACGAGCCTAAATACAAGGAGTCTAATGAGGAAATTGCCGTATACGAAATGAAGCAACGAATTAACGCATTAAGACAGTCGGGATTACCTGAAAGTCCTGATTAATGAGGTGAAAATATGGCATATAAAGGAATTGACGTATCGTCATATCAAGGAAATATTGATTGGAGTAAGGTTAAGTGGGCTGGGGTGCAATTTGCAATCCTAAAAATAATCCGCAAAGACCTTAATCCGGATAAGACCTTTGAGCAAAACTGGAAAGGCTGTACTGATGTAGGAATGCCGATACAAGGTGTTTACAACTACTCATACGCTACAACAGTAGACAAGGCAAAGACGGATGCGAACAAGGTCATTCAGACGCTTAACGGAAGAAAAACTTTCGTTTGGTTAGATGTTGAAGATAAGTGCCAGCAAGGACTTGGACAGACGCTTATTGACATAATTAACACATATCAGAGTGTTATCAAGAGTGCTGGGCTTAACTTTGGTGTATACACAGGGCTTAGCTTTTACAATCAGTACATTGCACCATACGCAAATCAGATTAATTGTCCGTTTTGGATTGCACGCTATCCGTCAACTAAGGGAATGTCTATTGGCGATGAGCCTAATAGCGCAAAGAAACCTGTTATTCAACATCCTCTGTACGGTTGGCAGTATTCAAGCGCGTTTACTTGTAGCGGTCTGAATAGCAGTACTGACGCTAACTTACTCTATGTTGAGCTTGGTAAGGGTGATGGAATAGAGAATAATCCGGCACCAGTAGCAACTCCGACACCAACAGCAACTCCGGTAAAGAATAACGCTTGGAAAGGCAATGAGGAGTATTACCTCGATAATGATGATGTAAGAAAATGGCAACATGCTATGAACATCGGATTTGACACAGACGAACTTAAGGAAGATGGCAAGTTTGGAGCTAATTCACAGAGATTTGCTAAAAATCACAATCTGTGGAGTGGTCAGAAGCATAACTGCCCGACAGCCATTAAGTGGCTGAGAAAAACTCTGCATGACAAGTATCATTTCTACAAACTTGACACTGATTACAAAGAGTGGAGTGATTATCTCACTAAATGTGTCATGGTATTTCAGAAGAATAGGGGGCTTAAGCAAGATGGCTATGTTGGGTTGATTACAACATACTATCTGCTCAAAGACTAAATACATAAGAGCTACTTTAGTGTAGCTCTCTTTTTTATTACATACAGGGAGGTGAGAAAATGGCAGAGAGCATTGAGCTTCAAATCAAGTCGGACGCGCAGCAAGCGACTAGAGCCATAGGCAATTTACAAGCTAAGTTGCAAGGGCTTGGAAGTACTCTCAATTCCCTCAATGGTGCAAGCATAAGCAATTTTGCGAGCGGGATGTCACAACTTGCAACATCACTTAGAAGTGTGAGCAGTATCGACACACGTACCTTTAGCAAGATTGCAACTAACATGGAGAAACTTGGCAACCTTGATACTGCAAGACTTGTCAGCTCGGCAAGCGCCTTGAAGAGCATGGCAACTGAATTGTCGGGCTTTGCGAGTATCTCAAAGCAATCAGCAGAGATTACACAACTAACAGCTTCAATCTCAAAGCTCGGTTCAAAATCAGCCGGGTATGCTGCAGATAACATCAGGAACCTTGGTAGTGCCTTGAAAGAGGTAATGGCAACATTATCTAACGCACCGAGAGTCAACAGTAACATTATTCAAATGACTAATGCACTTGCTAATCTGTCGCAACAAGGCGCAAAAGTTGGTTCGGCTAGTAGGTCGCTCATAACAGGCTTTTCAAACACAACTAAGTCAATTAAGAGTACAAGAAGTGGATTCAGGGGCTTAGCTTCAACTATCGGTAAGTTTTATGCAACTTATTGGTTGGTTATGCGAGCTGTTGGAAAAATAGGCGGTGCAGTTGATTTAGCGAGCCAATTAACAGAGGTTCAAAACGTAGTAGATACCACGTTTGGCGATATGGCAAGCAAAGTTGATGATTTTACAAAAACATCAATTCAAGACTTTGGAATGTCGGAGCTGACAGTTAAGCAAATATCAAGCCGTTTCCAAGCGTTAGGTAACTCTATAGGCATTTCATCAGAACAAGTGGCAAATGGTACGGCAGTGGCAAATAAAGCTCTTATGAGCCAAAATAACACGCTATACAAGACTACAGACAGTATGGCTGATATGTCACTTAATCTTACAAGGTTAGCCGGTGATAAGGCTTCATTCTACGATGTAGACCCAACCGATGTTGCAAAGAGCTTACAATCCATTTTTTCGGGAACAATCGCACCATTAAGGAGATATGGACTTGATTTAACACAAGCCACACTTTCAGAGTGGGCTATGAAAAACGGACTTGACGCAAATATCAAGTCAATGACGCAAGCTGAAAAGGTATTGCTAAGATATAATTATGTCATGGCAAATACGCAAGCTGCACAGGGTGATTTCGCTAAGACCGCGAACACCTGGGCTAACAGTGTAAGAGTCCTTAAGCAAGAGTTTCAAGCGTGGGGCAGTATCATAGGTAGCGTAATAATCAATGCTTTAAAGCCATTTGTTCAAGCCTTAAGTAAAGTAATGCTCAAGGTTATCAGCTTCACAAGAACTGTAGCTGACGCACTCGGAGCAATCTTTGGATGGACTATCGAAATAAGCGGTCGCGGTGCCACGGCTGACGGCATGGAGGACATAGCTGGCGGAGTAGGCGATATTGGTGATAGTGCCGATAAGTCGAATAAAAAAGCCCAAAAACTGAAAAAGACATTGCTTAGCATAGACGAGATACACGCACTTGACGATAACAGCGATAGTGGCAGTGGTGGAGGTTCAGGCAGTGGTGGTTCAGGTGGTGGCGGAGCTGGCGGTGGTGTTGACAGTTCGCTGAAAAAGACTGATGGATTGCTCGAAAAATACAAATCATCAATCAAAGACCTTTACTCACTCGGAAAGTACATCGGTGACGCTCTTGCAAGCGCTATGGAGAGCATTGATTGGAAGAAGATATATCAGAAAGCTGACAATTTCGGAAAAGGACTTGCAGACTTCCTTAATGGCTTAATCAGCCCAAGACTCTTTTACGATTTGGGTGCAACAATAGCTGGTTCACTGAACACAGCTTTGCATTTTCTCAATTCATTCGGCACAACATTCGACTGGACTAATTTTGGCTTGTCGATTGCTAATGGCATTAATGGATTTTTTGAGAATTTTGATTTTGCTTTATTGGGGCAGACTATATCAGCATGGGCTAAAGGAATACTCACAACTCTAACAACAGCAGTAGAACGTACAAATTGGGCTGAAATCGGTACTCAAATTGGTACGTTTTTTGCCAATATTGATTGGATAGGAGTTTTCCAAGATGTTCACGAGCTTGTTAATGGACTTGCAGAGGGCATTATAACAGGGCTTGCAAATTGGTTCAAAGAAGACCCTTTGAGCGCAACGATTGTAGCCGGTTTTGCTCTTGCAAAATTAACAGGAATAGACGGAAAAGTTGGCGCACTATTATCGTCAAAACTATCAAGCGTTTCTGCAAAAGTCGGATTAGTCCTTGCGGCAGATGGTGTTTCGCTGTTTTTTGACTCAAAAGGAACTGATGTTAATTCCATTGTTTCACCTTTAATGGCAGGACTTGGAGCTAAACTACTCGGTGCTTCATGGCAAATATCCATTTCTGTAGCTATAGTGCTCGCCGCCGCAAACATAGGCTTAGCAGTGGGAAACTGGATAGCCGGAACAGATGTCACTTGGGGGGATATTTTCAAAAACCTAAGTGATACAAGTTGGTGGACTGATTTATTGACATATATTTCGGGAGATTTGGCAAAGTTTGGCGGAAACCTTGTAACAGATGTAAATAACTGGCTAGTAGACTTCATAAACGGAATTATTACAAAGTTAAATAAACTGCCTTTTGTAGAATTGCCACTTATAAGTGAAAGCGCAAAGGTGACAAAAGATGATGTCAAAAGATACGGAGAAGAAGTAGACCAAGCTGTACAGGATATGCAGAATGGTGTCGGAAAAAGCGTAGGAAAAACGAGCGAACATATTTCGGGAGCCGGACGCAAACTTGACGAATACAGGAAAAAGACAAAAGACGATACAAACGACATTAGTTCGTCTCACAAAACCGCAAGTGATAGTGTAAAAAACTCTCTAAGCGGTACAAATTCGGCAATAGACGGAACCAAGAATAAAATGGGAGAACTTGAAAGCAAGTCAAGTACAAGCACAACCAATTCAAAGGGTGTGTTTAACGGACTTGCAAACGCGCTAGGACAGGCATTTAGCAATATAAACTCCGGCATAGACGGAACTAAAGGCAAAATGGGAGAGATGGAGAACAAGTCAAGTACAAGCTCGACAAATTCTCAAAGTGCTTTCTCAAGGCTTAAAAACGGACTTTTGGGATTCCTTGCCTCAATAAACAACTCTATTAATGGCAACAAGGCGAAAATGGGGGAAATGCAAGACAAGGCAAACTCGAGCACAAATGGCGCTAAAAGCTCATTTTCAGATTTTGCAGCTAAAGCCAGTAGGTCACTCGCAAACACAAACAATTCCATGAGTGGAACAGAAAGGAAGATGAATAATCTGCCTAGTGTTTGGCGAGGAATTAGTTTACCGAGCATAACGGCAAAAATTAAAATCCCTCACCTGTCAGTAAGTTGGGAAGATTTTGGAAAATTCAGTTTACCGAAAATATCTATTAGGTATTATCGCCAAGGCGGTTTCCCAAAGGGCGAGGATGGAATGTTTTTAGCAAACCATAATGAGATGATAGGTAAATTCTCAAACGGCAAAAACGTGGTAGCAAATAATCAACAGATTACAGAGGGAATTAAGCAGGCTGTCATGGAGGGCATGGCACAAGTAATGATGAACTCTAACACTGGTGGAAATTCTGCACCTATCATCGAAAATGTGTTTAAGTGCGACAGTGAAACGCTCTATCGTATGACACAGGTAGGCAAAGCAAAGCATGGACAGCGATATATCGTAGCAAATGAATTTGGCTAAGACACTCACCCTTGCGTGGGTGTCTTTTTATGTGAGGTGATGTACATATGGCGATGATATTAGTAGACGGAGTGGAATTACCTACTCCGTCAAGCTTTGAATGGGGCTTGATTGATGTGTCTGCAAGCGATAGTGGACGTACACAGGACGGCAAAATGCACAAGAATAGAATAGCGCAGAAACGGCAACTTAAATTGTCGTGGAATGGTACAGACAAGGCTAGGACAGCAAAGATACTTCAAATGGTAAATCCGGAATATATCAGAGTAACATATCCTGACGCTATGAGCGGAACTGATGAAACACGTACATTCTATGTGGGTGACAGAACTGCACCTATCAAGATATGGACTGTTGGTAATAAGAGGTATGAGGTATTAAGCTTTCCTCTCATAGAAGAATAAGGCGGTGATTAAATGCTAAACGTATCAGCTAAATGGCAAAGGGCAGTAATGCTTGACAATGATATAAACGTAAATTGCTTTGCCGACATAGTTACAACTAATGGTGAAAAAATCCCTGTTAGTGATAGTGAGTTGTGGGCGAATGGCTTCGAGGTCAATGACTCAACATCAAGCAATGGCACTTTCACAATCGGGGCTTTGATTGCCGGAAAACTGAAAATTAAGCTGAATAACATTTACGAGGATTACAGCAAGTATGATTTTGACAAGGCAAGCGTAACAGCATATGTTTCAAAAAGCTTTTCTGACGGCACAAGTGAAAAACTAAAAATCGGTGAGTATAGAGTCAGTGAAACAAGCTATGACGGCTCACTCATAACGCTTACTTGCCTTGATAATATTAATAATTTCAATCGTGAGTATGACAGCAATTTAAGCTACCCTACGACATCTTATGAGGTAGTCAGAGACGCTTGCATTAAGTGTGATGTACCTTTTACTATGGCGAGATTCGACAACTCTGATTACGTGATTAACGAGATACCAAGTGACAATCAAAAACTCACATATGGACAGGCGATAGCTTACATCTTGCAATTAAGCGGATTATGGGGCAAGTGCGGTCACGATGGTGAATTACTTATCGGTTGGTATGATATGAGCCAGTTTGAAAGCCAAAATTACAATGGTGGAACTTTTAGCACGAAAACTACACCATACTCTGACGGAGATAGTGTTGATGGTGGAACATTTAAGTATTCTGATGGAGATAGTGCTGATGGCGGAACATTTACAGAAGCGAGAAATTACCACAATATTTATACGCAAAAAGACTTGAATGTTGCGACCGATGATGTTGTTATCACCGGGGTAAAGGTAACTGTAACCTCAAAAGAGGATAAGGCAAAAGATGTTAATGTACTTGCCGGAAAAGAGGGATATGCAGTCTCAATCTCTGATAATCCGTTTATTTCGGCAGGCAAGGCACAGACAGTTGCAAATTATATCTTCAAAAAAATAGGTGGCATGAGGTTCAGACCTCTTGACGCTACGCTCTTGTCAAACCCACTGATTGAGAGCGGAGATGTGGCGCTTGTGACAGACCGCAAGCAGAATACCTATAGCTGTTTTATTTCCAGCCGAACATTTACAGTTGGAAGTGGCACTAAAATTTCGTGTGACGCTGAAAATGCTTCAAGGAATAGTGCTGATAAATTTAGTAATGAGACAAAGGCTATCGTACAGGCTAGGGAAGTTGCACAGGCAAAACTAAGTGTATATGATAAGCAAATGCAATTGCTGACACAGCTAATGTCTCAATCGCTCGGACTTTTTAAGACTGAACAGGTGCAAGAGGATGGCTCAATTATTTACATTATGCATAATAAAGCCGACCTTAATTCGAGCAACATACAGTGGAAAATGACGGCTAATGGCATGGCTGTATCAAGTGACTATGGTAAAACGTGGAATGCCGGAGTTGATAAAGACGGAAACGCTGTTTTCAATATTATGTCAGCTATTGGCATTAATTTTGACTGGGCGCATGGCGGCACGCTCACTTTAGGCGGTGAGAATAACACAAACGGCAAGCAGTATGTCAAAGACGCAAACGGAAAGGCGCTTGTCACCCTTGACAATAAAGGCTTGACACTTGATAGCAGTGTGAAAATTGCTTGGGATAATGTGGCTGACACTATTGCTAAAGTCACTCAGATAACCAAAGACACAGTGACTACAAGCTATGTAAATGCGCTTGATGTTAAGGCTGGTTCAGTTGACGCGGAGGACATCACAGGAACAACAATTACTGGCAAGAATATTGTTGGCGGAACAATTGATGTTGGAAATGGAGTGTTTGTAGTTGACAACGATGGAAAAGTAACCGCTTCAAATTTTAATATGTCCGGTGGAAGTATTGCACTGAACGGAAATTTAAGTAATTCAACGATTGATTTAACAGCTACTGACAATTCAGGAAACAATTATAAGCTTTGGATGAATGGTGCGGTCTTGCGAATTGTTAAAAATGGTGAGAATTTGATTACACTTTATGGAGCCACAGGCTCTATAGGTGCACAGACAATGTATGCTCAAGAGATAGACTCTGATAAATTTAGAGAAACCGATAGAGGATATGCAATGTGTGGCAATGCAACAGGACATACATACCATTGTGACTGGGATGATACTGCTTTGTGGTTTCAAGTTGATGATGCTTGGGTATGGAGTTCGTCAGACAAACGCTTAAAAAAGAATATTAAAGCAATTAATCAAGATTACATTGATGCAGTAGGCTCGGTCGATTTATTTCAATACAATCTTAATAGACAAGGATATTCAGACAAACCATTATATTTTGGAGCAATGGCGCAGGATATAATCGAGAACCTTAAAGATAAAGGACATGCCGATGAAAACCTTAATATGATTTTCAAGAATAAAGTCACATCGGATGATGATACACTGTACTATGGCATGAACTATGAGCAATTCATAATTCTAAGACTTGCTGGAGACGAGCAGAAGATTGATAAAATGCAAAAACGCATAGATGAATTGGAAGATAAGTTTTCAAGATTGTGTCAGAAATTAGGCATTGACGAAAGTGAGGTATAGCTTATGGCAATTCAAATGAGACGAGGGGCATACGCGGAGTTTGACCCCTTAAAAATGAAAGCTGGAGAATGGGCGGTATCGACCGACTCCGACACGAAAAAACAGCAGATATGGATGTGTTTCGCACCCGGAATAGTTAAGCGGATGGGAACTGTTGAGGATTTTGACACTGAAATTCAAAGACTTATTCAGAGCTATCTTGACGGCATGGCTCAATCTGTATCACAAGCTCAAAAATCAGCAGAACTTGCCACAAGCAAAGCTCAAGAATCATCCACCTCTGCAAGTAATGCTAAAACTAGTGAAACCAACGCGTCAAACTCAGCCACAAAAGCAAGGAATAGTGAAACCAATGCTAAAGCGAGTGAAACAAAAGCTAAAGCAAGTGAGACCAGTGCGTCTACCTCTGCAAGTAATGCTAAAGCGAGTGAAACAAATTCTAAGACCAGTGAAACTAATGCTAAGAAATCAGAGACTAATGCATCTACAAGCGCAGCTAACGCAAAAAACAGTGAAACTAATGCCAAGGCTTCTGCTACTAGCGCGTCAACTTTTGCAAGTAATGCTAAGACAAGTGAAACAAAAGCCAAGGCTTCTGAAACCAATGCTAAGACAAGTGAAACAAAAGCCAAGGCTTCTGAAACCAATGCTAAGACAAGTGAGACTAACTCTGCAAAGAGCGAGTCGGAAGCGCAAAAGTACGCAGAACAAGTTAAAGAAATATCTGAGAGCTTCAGCGGAGCATTAAGACCTCTTGGAACAATCAACTTTGCCGACTTACCGAGCACAGCGGATGCTAATTCTGGTGATATGTACAATATAACTGACCAATTTACTACGACCACTGATTTTAAAGAGGGGGCTGGTAATATAATCCCTGCTGGCAGTAATGTATATCTGACAATCGACAGATATTGGGATGTGCTTGCCGGCACACCGGTAACAGGAGTAAAAGGCACAAAAGAAGTATATTATCGCAGAGGAAATGTAAACATAACTCCTGCCAATATCGGAGCGGTTGCAGAAGGTGGAAATATAAGCGATACAACAGTTACTTTTGCCGATACAACAACTAGAGCAAACCTTGTTTCTGGCGAAAAAGTGTCAGTCGGCTTCGGAAAAATTAAGAAGTGGTTCGCTGATTTGAAAAGCTTTGCCTTTAAAAATTTGGTGAATGACCTCACGACTTCTACCACTGGAAGCGCATTAGACGCGAGTCAAGGCAAGATTTTGAATGACAAATATGATGAATTAAACCAGAGTTTAGGCAATCTTTCAAATAAGCAAGATTGGAAAAAAATCGGAGAATTTGGAGATGCTAATGAGCATGTAATATCCAATATTAAAAATTATCAAGAATTAAGAGTAAATTTTATGCTTTATTATTCAGGGAATTCATATATTACAAGAGATTACGTTTTCCCAGTATCAGAATCTAAGAATCTTGAATTCTTATTTTTAGACGGAAATTACTATGATAGTAATAATTACACTTCATGGTGTATAGTCTACAATACAGCAAGAAATAGTATTCAAAACAGACCTTCGTGGCTTCGCAGTGTAATACTTGGCAAAGATACAACTTGTCAGTGCGTTTATAGAGTTTATGGTAGATAGAATTATATTTTTGTAAAATAGCATTTTACACATAAAAAGAGAGGGCATAAGCCCTCTCGATTATTTTATAGGAATAGGGTTACAAAACAATCCATGTTGTCAATATTCGACAAAATAAAACGCTTTAAAGTGCTACAGTAATGATGTTCTCAAATAAGAGAACTCTTCAAGTTTCGGTAGGGCGGTGGATTTTTCTGCCGTCCTTATTGACGTTTAAGAACAAATGTTCTATAATTGATGTATCGGAGGTAGTATTGTATGGAATATAAGGATGAAATAAAGAAACTAATCGATAGCATTGAAAATGAAAAACTGCTCGGCTTTTTGCTAGGCTTCATAAAGTCGGCAATTAAGCGGTGGGGATAAAAAATAGAGGTAGGAAAAGCCTACCTCTGCAAAAGGATTTATCTGAAACGATTACCACAATTCAAACAGATAAATTCGTGAACGGCATATCCGCTTCTTGCCTTTTTCACAACCTTCTCTTTTTTATTAACAAGCGTAAAAGGTCGGAGTGGATTTAGATTTGCCGTGTACCTAGTTTTCGTCTTTTCGGGACGAGCACCATAAATTTGTTGACCGGCATACTGAAAATGTGTCGAGCCACAATATGGACAACACTTCTGCCCTTGTTCATTATACTTTGTATTCTTACTATTACTATTATCTATATCTACTAATTTTTCAAGTAAAACAAACAATCCCACAAGCATAATCACTAAAAGTATTACATACATAATAAATCCCCCTTATTTTAAATTTCTCAAAATCTGCATTATAGCTTTTTGACTATCTTCTGATAGCTTTGAGTATAACTCTATAAGCTCGGTATATGTGTCCGATAGCTCGGAGCTTGGGGCAGATGTCTTTACACTGTCCATTAAATATCCGGGGCTTAAATCAAGCACACCACATATCAATTCTACTGTGTCCATGTCGGGTTTGGACTTATCTTTTTCCCAATCACTAATTGAATTATGTTTTGCATTTATTAATTCTGCAAGTTGCCTTTGAGTGTAGTGCTTAGAAATCCTTGCAGTTTTTATTTTCTCACCAAAAGTCATATATGAATACCTCCTTTCTAATATTGATAATAATATAAAAATTTCGGATAGTCAAGAAACAAATTTCGGATAAACTGAAAAAAGTTCTTGACATTCGGAGATACCGAAACTATAATACAGTTGTTCGGTAAAACCGAAACAAAACAGAAAGGAGAAAAGAATATGTGCGTAGGACAGAAAATTAAAACTTACTTAGAGGATAACGGCATTACACAGACTTTTGTTGCTAGTAAGACAGGTATTCCTGTTCAGAAGTTGAATTTATCACTCAATGGCAACAGAAGATTAGACTTCAACGAGTATGAGCTAATCTGCGGAGCGTTATCAGTTGGTGCGGATAAGTTTTTGGAGCCAAAGACTTTAGAGGGAAAGGAGTAGGAATGAGTAAAGAGAGATACACAATAACAGACAAGGACGGAAAAAGTGTAATTGCTGAAAAAGAGGATTCTCGATACATCAGCATTGATGAATTCGCACAGCATATCGCCATGGATATTATTGATGATTACAGAGAAATCAAAAGTGGCGATAAGCGCCCAGAAGAAACCGACATTGAACTGTCAATTAAAGTACTTACCGCCATTTCCCCAGTAATTGAAACTTTTAGAAGTAATTCAGGGTACGGAATGGATTGCTAGCTGGTTCAACTTTTGCTAGTTGTGGTTTTTCATTAGGCAATGTTTTGATAATTTCATCACAGTATTGGTCGTACAGTTTTTTGAAATCACTATAAGAGCCGTTGAAACCACAGATTTTGGCAGTAGCATAAGCTGACACGCATTGTTCAGTAGTCATATTTACACCTCTTTTCTTATTTAGAATAAGAGGATTATACCACAGAAAGGAGAAAACATGAACGATTTACAAATTTTCAATAATGAAGAGTTCGGAGAAGTTCGAACGGCAGTAGTAAATGATGAACCTATGTTTTGCTTAATTGATATTTGCAAGGCATTGGAAATCAAAAACGCTACAGATGTAGCAAAGAGATTAGATGAAGATGAACTGACTAGATTAAATCTAGGCAGTCGAGCTGGAGAGACAAACTTCATAACAGAAAGTGGTCTGTATGCAGTAATTCTTAGAAGTGATAAACCCAACGCTAAGAAGTTTCGCAAGTGGGTAACAGCAGAGGTACTTCCGTCAATCAGAAAGACAGGCAGTTATGGTATGCCAAAGACAACAGGCGGTCAGATACAGCTTTTGGCACAGGGCTATACAGAATTAGAGCAGAAAGTAAACGACATTAAAGACGACGTGAGCGAGCTTAAGGAAAATGTACCGCTTTACAGTTGCGATATTGACGAGATACAACAGCATGTTAAGCACAGAGTTGTAAATATTCTTGGTGGCAAGCAGAGCGAAGCATACAGAGATAACAGTATCAGACATAAGACTTTTTCTGATATATGGACACAGTTAAAGCGTGAGTATGGTTGCGTATCTACTTATAAGAGTATCAAGAGAAAGTATATAGACGATGTGCATGAGTTCATTGATTGCTATGTCGTGCCTAAGTATCTTGATGAGCTTATTCAAGACGCAAACGCTCAACAGAGTTTTGCATAGTGAGGTGATTGTATGAGAAAAAGAACTTTGAAAGAAAAATTCTGTGTGGGCTGTGGCTACTCGATTTTCGGAGCATTAGCATTTGCATTTTTCCTTGGATTATCTGTGGCATACGGAATTAAGACAGCGAGTATTATCGTTGGAGCAATCGTAACAGTATTTTGGCTGATACTGATTGCAATATGTCTCATAGAGGAGGGCGAACCGCATGAGAAAAAGAAACCTGATATTGATGTTATCAATTTCAACGATTGGAATTATGACCTTAAAGCCAATAGTGAAAGCAGATAGCAAAGTTGAGCTGACAGCCGGAGTTACTTCCTATTTAAATGATGTAATGCTAGGAAAGATTGAACCAACAGTAGTTGAGAATGAGCCGGCTGTAGTTGAGCAGGCCTATGAAGAGCCAACAGCGACTTGCCGTAAGAAATACAGTTGTAGCCGGTTTAAGAAGCTAGGGCGAGTCCGATACGGCAATTACACTTATACGTGGTACTCACAGAGAGTGTTACCGGGTGGCGGACTTAATATTCCGGGCAGACATCTGAATGAGTATGGACTTGTTGTAGATGAAAACGAATATGTAGTAATTGCAAGTGATGATTTACCACACGGAACTGTAGTTGATACTCCAATAGGCATACAAGGAATTGTATATGACGAAGGGAGCGGAAATGGAAATCTTGACATCTACTGCGATTGGTAGCCAATTGAAGCGTCAGAGTGCTAACGATTACCTACAAGAACTATATCGAGCCAAACGGCACGAGGACAAATCATTTGACTTTCAAGCGTTACTAGATAAAGAAATGGAGAAACTAAATGAGCGACAATGTAAGACGGATTAGGCTGGGTGATACAAGATACCGATTGAAACCATTAACAAGAGAGCAGAAGCTATTGCTCAACAAGGCTCATTACGTGGCGAGCGAGTGGCTTTTTGTATCGGAGTCGGACTCATACTTAAGAGTAGTTAAAAAATCAAGCCTACACGGAAATTTGATTTTAAAAACCATAAACAAATAGAAAGAGAGGAAACGCAATGAAGATTACACATGTATTTGCGCAGAATTTTTGTAAATTCTATGGCAAAAACACATTAGACACAGATTTTTCAATGAAAACTGTATTGTCCGGTCAGAATGAAGTCGGCAAATCAACAGTTAAGAGAATTATTCTTGATGTACTGAATTGCCACGATGAGAATGACAGAGAGATTACAGGCATAAGACCACATGATGAAAACGGAGTCGAGATTGACGATGTTGACATTGTAAGAGCTGTTACATTCGAGATTGACGGAAAAGCAAAGACTTTGAAAAAAATCACAAGGCAGAAACGCAACAAAAAGGGCGAGATTACAGGCAGTGTTACTGATTATTCAATCAACGATGTGCCGTATAAAATGGCTGACTACAATCAGTACATCAATGACAACATGGCAGAACTTGGAGTATTACCATTTTGCTTAAATGCCATGACATTACTTAACAAGTCACAGGCAGAGCAGAGATTAGCACTTGCAAGCTATTTCGGTACACGTACTGATGAAGAAATCTGCGACATGTTTCCGCAGTTTGCCGAACTCAAGCCAATGTTTGATGATGGCGATGTAGACCAGCTTAAAAAAGTATGCCGTGGCAAGCTAAACGGCACAGGCGGTAGGAATGGCTCAAAAGGACTTGTCAAGGAAAGAGACGAAATCTCAACAAGGATTGATACAATTCATTCCACCAATGAGTATACAGACCTTGCAGAGCTTGAATTGCAGAAGAAAACATATGAGCCACAGCTTAAGGAAATTGAAGATAAGCTATCCGACTATAACAAGATTTTAGAGGATAAGCAGAAAGCCACAGAGGACATTATGAACCTTAAATTTGAGCTTTCAGATATGGAGAGAAAAGCCAATGCTGACAATCAGAAAAAGCGCATGGAGCTACAGTTACAGATTGACGGCTTCGATGTTTCAATCCGCAAAACAGAGTCAATGATAAGAGCCGGAAAGACTAGCATTAAAACCTCTGAAAGAGAGATTGAAGATTGCGCAAGAGACTTAGCAAAGGTACGTGCTGACTGGAAAAAAGCAAAGGCGCTTTCCTTTGATGAAAGCAGTGTTAATTGTCCGATGTGCGGTCAGAGATTGCCGGAAGATACAATAGAGAGTTTGAGAACTGATTTTAGTGATAAAAAATTGAAGAAGCTTAAAGAGCTTGAGGATAAGGGTAATTCATTATCAAATGACAGCAAGGAATTCAAACAGGCTATTGAGGATAAGAAGAAAGAAATAGCTGACCTTGAAGCAGAACTTAAGGAGCTGACAGAAAAGCGTGATACTGTTGCTGACGAGTTTGAACGTGATAACATCGCTAAAGAGCTTGGAATGGTACCTACTGATGTTGATATGACAGGCAACAGTGAGTATCAGGCACTTAAAGCTAAAATCGAGGAAAAAGAGAAAGCTCTTGCAGATGAAAACGATACATCGGAGCTTATCAGAAAGCTCAAAAATGAGCGAAACGAACTGTTAAAGCAAGTTTCATCGGTTGATACAAAGATTGAGCTTGGTGTGGCAAATAACAAGCGTATAGATGATAGCATAGCTGACCTTGAAACAAAGAGAACCGACCTTAATCAGGAGATTGCCGATTGGGAGAGAAAACTTGATTTACTCAAAGAGTTTACTCGCAAGAAGAATGAACTCTTACAGGCTGATGTAAATAAGTACCTGAATTTTGCCACAGCAAAGCTTTTCAGACCGCTCTTAAATGGTGATACCGAGGAATGTTGCGACTTTGTTTACAATGGTGAAGCATATGCAAGAAATCTCAATCATGGCGCAAGAATGCTGACAGAAGTTGACATATGCCGAGCTTTTCAGAAAGCAGCAAGTGTTAATTTCCCAATTATCATTGATGATACAGAGAGCGTTGACGATTGGAGAATACCACAGATTGATAACCAGTTGATTATGTTGAAGCATACACAGGACAAAGAGCTTGTGATTGAAAATATGGAGGTATAGAGATGATTAAAGCAAAAGACGGAGAAGTTACATTTAGAGGTACAAGAAGCAATATTATGGCAGAGGCGGTTACTGTTTTACATGCGCTCAAAGAGGAACTTTCAGAGGAAGAGTACAAAATGGTAATTAGACTTGCTGATAAAAGCAGGGAGCAGTTAAGCGACGAAGCCAAGAAAATGAGAGAAGAAACCGAGAGAATGAAAGAAGAACTCAAAAAGTTACTTGGATTATGGGAGGTATAGAAATGATTATTAAGAAGAGAAACTATTATATGGGTGGCAAGAAACATACTGTAGAGCTTAAGTATGACGGATATATGTATACAGTCATATCTGACGGAGTTTTATTCAAGCAGACACCTAATGAACTGTTTGCGGTTCAGGTTTTCAATGAGATTTAGGAGGATTAATTATGGCAGAGAATACACAGATAGTCGAGTATGAATCAAATGGGGAAATGGTAAAAATTTCTCCAACAATGATAAAAAGATACCTTGTAAGTGGCGGTGGCAATGTATCTGACGGAGAAGTAATGATGTTTATGTCATTATGCAGATACCAGCACTTAAATCCGTTTTTGAGAGAAGCATACCTTATTAAGTATGGAAGCAACGACCCAGCCACAATAGTTACTGGAAAAGACGTTTTTACAAAGAGAGCCAATGCAGACCCACGATATAAGGGAAAGAAAGCAGGAATTATTGTAATTAAAAAGGACGGAGCCGTTGAAGAGCGAGAGGGAACAATGGTTTTACCTAACGAAACTATCGTAGGTGGCTGGGCGAAAATCTTTATTGACGGAAAAGAGGACGAGTATCAGTCAGTAGGCTTTGATGAGTACGCAGGAAGAAAAAAAGATGGTTCGCTTAACAGCCAATGGGCGAAAAAGCCAGCCACGATGATTAGAAAAGTAGCTGTTGTACAGGCTTTAAGAGAAGCGTTTCCAGATAGATTTCAAGGTTTATATGTACAAGAGGAATTTCAAAATGTATCAGATGTAAAACTTGATACAGAAAAGGTTGTTGCTGATGAAATCAAAGAAAACGCAAATAGTGTAGATTTTGACGAGGACAACATAATTGATGTAGAGCCGACCGACACAGCCGACAAGCAGTCAGAGGAGCTACCGCCATTCATGCAGGCAGAATAAGGAGGAAATATGATTTTTGTTAAACTAATGATTTTATTGTGGGTTGTCTTTTTGATAATCAGATTTTTTGTAAGGGCAAATTTAACACTTTCGGAAAAGGCGCTTATTGCATTAGGTGGCAAACTCCCAAAATTAACATTTGGACTTGTATTGTTGCTTATCAGCTTTTCCCTTGCGTTAATTGATAGCTTTGTAGCCTTGGTCTGGTTTTTATTTTTTAGATAAGGAGATTGAGTATGAGAGTAATTTCACAGGACGGAACAATAGATGTTCCTTATGAAATGGTAGTTATTCAGAGATTTGAAGAAGATGTTTATTTTTTAAACCGTAATTTAACAGGAGTAGAAGACTTGATTAGTGACATTAGGTTGGCTAAATATTCCACCGAAGCAAAGGCAATTAAGGCTATGGAAATGCTTAGAAAAGTATATGAAAATAATGTGTTTTATCATTGCACAGCCGGTTCAAAGCGTTTTGAAGAAGTACAGCGTATTTTGAGCGAGGAACAATTTCGGAAAGCTACAACAGAGTACTTTCAGTTCCCACAGGATGATGAAATCGAGGTGTGAGTATGGCAAAACACACAATGCAGGAATTATACCAATGGCAGGCATTGCCGCTGAATATCAAAGTCAGAATGACAGCCGAGAGAATAAGAAACTGGGTAAATGAATTTGGCGAAGATGGAGTGTATCTGTCATTTAGCGGTGGCAAAGATAGCACAGTTTTAGGACACATAATCAGAGAAGTTTGCGGATATAAAAATATTCCTTTTGTGTTCGTAGATGTTCCGACACAATATCCAGAGTTAAAGCAGTTTGCCAAGACTTTTGATAACCTTGTGATTTTGAAACCCAAGATTTCATTTGCAGAAGTTTGTGAAAAGTATGGATTTCCAATGTTTTCAAAGGAAATATCAGAATGTGTTGCAGATAGTAGAAAATACATTAGAATCCTTACAGACAGACAGACAGACAGACAGACAGACAGACAGACAGACAGACAGACAGACAGACAGACAGACAGAGATTCCGTTTGCTTATCGCATAGCCGACCTGATAGGAATAGACAGGAGAACAGACAAGGAAAACAAAGCTTTTGCGGATTTAAAGATGGGGAATATCCCTAGCGAAATTCTGAAAGCACCTATCAGAGTAAAACAATTATTCGGTGTCAAGTGTGAAGATTTTGGCAGTATGTATGACAGGTCAAAGTACTTGTTTATGCTAAATGCACCATTTGAAGTATCTAATCAATGTTGTAAGGTAATGAAGAAACAGCCTATGCACCAATACAACAAAGATACAGGCAGAGTACCTATTACCGCTCAAATGGCTAGTGAAAGTAAATTAAGGACTTCACAATGGTTACAAAATGGTTGTAATGGATTTGACTTAAAAATTCCAACAAGTAACCCTATGAGTTTTTGGACGGAACAGGATGTACTTTTATACATTAAAGAAAACAATCTGCCTATTTGTTCTGTTTATGGCGAAGTAGTCACAGATTATGAAGCTATGGGACAATGTGAAAATCAGATGTCGTTTGCTGATTATGGCATTTTTGATAATGAAAGGCCATTGCTAAAAACCACAGGTTGCCAAAGAACTGGTTGCGTATTATGTGGGTTCGGATGTCATTTGGAAAAAGAAAGCAGGTTTTTAAGGCTGAAAGAAACACACCCTAAATTCCATAATTTGTTGTATCTTCTGAAAAACAATGGCGTGACATATGCAGAAGCCATTGATTGGGTAAATGAACACGGAAATATGAACATTAAATATTGATTTGTAATGTTCAGAAAGTTCTACAACAATAGATGAATGTTGTAGAAAGCATCTTGAATGGCTTCAATCAGAAGCAGAATAGGAGAGAATATGGCAGATAGATATTTATTCAAAGCAAAA